GAATCCTTTTACATCTAGTCTTGTCCTTTTTTTATTTAATTGATTTGTCGGAGTTATATCATCTAATGTTATCGTTTGTGTTCCTGCTATAATATCTTGACCGTCTCCATAAACTGTTACACTTATCTTATCTGTTCCAGATTGAGGAGGAGAGTCATACCAAATATCTAATCCTTGAAGATTTTTTACTGGAATCCATTGAGAAGCATATGATATTTGATTAAACGTTGTGCTTGTAAAATCATAGAAAAATAAATGAGTGCTCCCATCAATTCCTAGTAAATAACCATTATAAGAGTTTAGGAATTTATAATATACTTGACCTGTTGATAAAACGAATTCTTCTGTTCCAATATCTTTTTTTGCATATATTAGTAAATCGTTTGAATCTAGATTAAGTCCAAGTCTGTTTCCAAAATCAAATAAAGCTCCTTTATCACTTGCTGTGGTTATTTTAGATATTTGTGGATTAATAAGTGGAACAAGTTGAGTTCCTTTTAGATAAAATATTACTGTGTTTGTCTTAGTTACATTACCTATATCAACTGCAACGTATAGAATTCCATCAATAACCCTCATATCTACGAATTTACCTGCCATCTTCATTGAATAGTTATATCTACTATCAATACCATTCCACAAGAATAAATAGTTACTATTGAAGTTTCCGTTTGCTCCAGCGATTGCTAGATACTTGTCATTAAAATTCTTTAGTCCTTTAATAGACCATCCTGTTCCCAAATCTATTCCGGGTGTTGGAGTTGAGAAACTTCCATCAATCTTTTCTACCTTAGAGTTTTGGTTTGTTATCATGCAGAAGTTTAAAAAGTTCTCCATGTAGTGAGGGTCAAACGTTCCACTTAGATAACCATTTGCAAAGTTACTCCAAGTTGATGAAGATAAAGGAACTGGTGCTTTGTAAATCTTGTTTGAAGTTGCTGGATTTGTAATTACTAAAAGTTGTCCATTATAAACTTGGACTCTACCTGTTCCTATTCCAACCGTTTCATTTCCTCCACTAGGTTGAGAGAATATCGCTAGGTTTCCTCCGAAAGTAAATACCCCGCCATATATTTTAGATATTGCATCTATCGCATAGAATTCATATGTTGAGTCATTACTTGGTGTTATGTCTATTCCATTATTTAAAAATTGTTGTGCAAAAGGTTGCCAAATATTAGATGCAATTAGTGGTGCAACTTGTTCTTCTTGTCCACCAACTACATCCAAGTAGTATGTTGGATTAACACCAGATATTAAATAGTGTTGATTTTTGTCTGAATATTGTGGAACATCCGGACTCATCTTTAAGAAATTTTCTATTGGTATTTTTTTACTCATAACCGGGATAACCCATAGCTTCGTATTTCTTCCAATTAATACCAAGCTCTTTAGCTAGTAATTTTTCAACCTTTTCTGCAAAATGGTGTTCTTTCTTATAGGGTGCTTTTGGATGGTCTCCGGGTTCTCCGGGTAAACCTTCTTCGTTAAACCATATGTCAAATTTTGAAATTTCCTTTTCGTTAATTCCTCTTTTTTGAGTTAAAAACCATTCTGTAAATTCGTGCATTAATACCAAGAATTCATATTCTGGTGTCCAGTTAGATACTCTAAATTGCCATATTCCTTTTTCTGGATAATAGTCTCCGCACGTTTCATATCGTTGCTTTTTTGCGGGTATAGTTTTAAATTGTATATTTGGTAAATGCTTCATATTAACTCATTGAATTAAATCCGAAAGGATAAGCCCAACCCCCAACTTCTTCTTGACCTTCTACTACTCCTAATTCTAGTGGCATATGTGCTGATGCGTAATCTTTTACTTCTTGAAGTCTTTTTGCGAACATTCCTTGTGCTTGTGCTAATAACTCATCGTTCCCTAGTCTTAGTGCAACATCAATTAAAGCTCCCCAAGTTATTGTATCATGAAATGATGGGAATATTCTAGGAGAATCTACGTCATTAATGAGTTTATCTTGTCTCATTATATAATACATTTTTACACCATTTGTTACTGGATATTTTGTTGCGTCAGTTACTAGCGGTAGAAGTGTAAAGTAAAGTCCAAACAAAAGTGCCTTTGATGATTCGGTTGAGAACATATACTCTGGGTCGCTTATTGAGTCTGGGTCTATTATATCAACTCTTTGATATTCATTTGACTGTGGGTTTGTTATGTCTTGTGGCATAAATGCTACCCATATAGATTTTATCTTTTCATAAGCTGGTGCTGTTCCTGTTCCATCTGGGAAAGTGTAAGAACCATCTCCTATTACTAGGTCTGTGGTTGCTTCTCCCATGTAGAAGTTCTCGTTCACTGAACGAATAGCATCTTGGCATTGTGCATAGTATTTATTGATTATTCTATTTAAGTCTCCCTCTGAAATAGATGAAGAATTACATTTTCCAATAAAATATATGTCTTGCTTTAGTCCCGAAAGTGTTGTAGAGCCAGTATCATTATAAGAAAGTCCTAAGTATTCTGTCATATTGTTTATATTATAGCACGTTTATAAAATTCGTCTAGTTTCCTAATTTGCTTATTGTTAATGTTACGTGGTCTATTATTAGATTTGTTGCACCTGTATGGTTTGCTACACATAAACTAATAAGGTCTCCTACACTTAGAAAAATTATTCCAGAACCGGAAATAGATGTAGGCTTCCCAGAGTTTATTATTTCAGAGTGGTTAGCCATAAAACTTTGTCCAGTTCCATTCAACATAACTGAACCCTCACATTCTTGGTTATTACTTGCAGAATGAACAGACATAGACCAAACAACCCTATAAGTTCCTTCAACTCCGCATAATAATTCTCTCGCATTTTGGAAAGTAAAACCTACACATAAACCACCAGATAAACCAGTCCCTATTTGATAGAAAGTATTTGATGCAGATACAGTTATTGTTATGGTTGCATTGTAAGCATACATATCTCCATAAACACCCATGAAAAGATTTGTTTGTTCGTTTATTAGGTCGATTGTGTCTTGACTTAGTGGAAATAATAGTTGACCCTCATTTGTTTGAAGTTCGTCAACATTATTATTTATATCATCAATACTACCATTGATATCTTCTAAATTATTATCTAGATTATCAGAAAAGTCCTGTAATGAAGAATCATTATCATCAAGTCTTGAATTTATATCATCTATTTGTTGTTGAATATCGTCCATTTTATTGTCCGCTTATTTTACTTTTCCAATTAGTTACCGCCTTCGTTATACCATTCCAAGAAGTAGGGGTAATTGGTTTGTTAATAATGTTCCAAATCGTGTGAATTGCACTATTTATTCCTTTTAATATTGCAAATCTTCCCACTGCGTTCATAATTGAATCACTTATTTTTCTACTAAATGTTCCGAGTCTAGATAGAGTTGCAAATCTTGAAGCACCGTTCATTATTGAATCAGAAAGATTTTTCATATGCGTAACTAATTTTGTTAAGACAACAAATCTAGAAACACTATTCATTATGGAATCAGATAAACTTCTCATATAATTTGCTAGTCTATTTAAGGTTACAAACCTACCTACGGAATTAGATATTGAGTCAGATAAACTTCTAAAATAATTCTCCATTCTTGAAAGAGTAGTGAACCTAGAAGCTCTATTCATTATATTATCAGTTAAATTTCTTATATATCCCAAAAACCTACCAAGAGTTACAAATCTACTTGCATTATTCATCATAGAAACTATAAGTGTTCTAGCCATAGTAGCCAATCTATTTAGTGTAGTAAATCTACTTGCACTATTCATTATTGAGTCAGAAAGTGCTCTTGATGCTCCTTTAGTGAGTGTTGCTAATCTTCCTGCTCCATTCATCATAGAAACGGTAGGTTTACGAGACATAGTGGCTAGTCTAGTTAGTATAGCTAATCTTCCAGAATTATTCATCATGGAAACGGTTACAGTTCTTAGAGAGTTAAGTATTCTTGTAAGTCCCACAGTTCTACTTGCTCCATAAGATATTGAGTCAGAAAGTGAACGAGTATAATTATTTACATTAGTTACAAGTGTTAAGTTTCCACTAACTATAAATTTAGCAATACTCTGTCCTGCAACTGTTGAAGTATCTAAAGTATTTCCTGCACCTGTAATTGTTGGTGTTCCAAAATCGGATGTTGTCCAACGAATAATTACGATACCATTTGCTCCATTTGAACCATTCGTTCCAAATCCATTTCCTCCTATTCCTCCTTGACCAATAGCACCAGCTCCCGAAGTTCCATTTCCTCCATTACCACCTCCAGCACCGCCTCCTGCATAAGTTACTGCTGAACCTGTAATTGAATTTGATGTTCCTGCTCCACCATTACCTCCCACAGAAGTTCCGGGAGTTGTTCCACTTGCAGAAGCACCTCCTCCTCCTCCCCCACTAACATTAGCTCCTCCCTCTGCTCCACCATTTCCACCTTGTGAACCTGTTCCAAATCCAAAACCATGCCCCGCACCTCCTCCACATCCTCCATTTTGTCCAGCACTTCCTCCACCTCCACCTCCCCCCCCTCCACCTGTAGCGGTAATTGTAGAAAAGACACTATTATTTCCATTAGAACCACCATAAGTATTTATACCACCACCTGTTCCAACTACTACAGAATAAACTTGCGGGGTTAGAGTGAAAGAAGCATTATATTGGTATCCTCCAGCTCCTCCACCTCCTGAACCTCCTCCACCATTGGAAGAACCTCCTGCTCCACCACCACCTATTGCTAATACTTGTCCTGTTGCCATAAATTACTTATTTCCTTAATAAATTTAATTTCCTAGTCCTGCCCTCCTGTAAAGGGCAGAGTAGACAATTAAAGGTTTTTAAATTGATTACCAAACTCTTTCTTTTCTATTCTTTTTATTTGGTTACAATTTGAACATAGAATTTGATATTCGGAATCATATTTACCAGAAAGTATTTTCTTATAAATTAGATACCAACTTATCTTTTTTCTTTCTATGTTTCCTCCTCCATTAACGTGGTCTATTTGGAGTGCTCTAAGGTCTGTGAAACCACATTTAACACATTTATTTCCTAAATATGCCATAACTGCAAGTCTTAATTTTTTACTATTAAAACTGGCATTTTTATGATTACACTTTTTACACCACGGGGTAAGTCCATTTTTCCCAAGTTTATTTTTGTAGAAATTTTCTTCCCCTAATGATTTTTTACACTTAGAACAAGTTTTCATAATCAGAGATTTACAGTCCATGTAATCGCTAGAGTATCTGAAACTGCCATAATAGCATTTGAAGATAGGTTTGCTTCAACGAATAGATTTCCGGTTGATATTGCATCAAATAAACCTGCTCCGTAAATAGTTACTGCACCTCCAGATGAGTTAGTGAAGGTTTTTGTAACTGTATATGAACAAGCTCCATCGAGAACTGATGGGGTAACATATCCTCCTTGAACTCCTAAAGCTCTAGTCAAACCAGTAGCAACACATTCATGAGAAAGTGTAGTATCACCGTTTGCTGGAGTTAGTGCTCCTGTGTCTTGAAGTGCAATATACTTTGGAGGTAATGGAGAAGTAATTGAGTTTTGGGATGCACCTGTAATGAGAGAAGCGATTAAGTCTCCTCCTTTTGCTACACGTGAGTTATAAGCAAAACCAATGAACTTCGTCTTACCTGTAAGAGCAGAGGTGTGGTATGCACCAACACGATTGAATCCTTTTAGTTTCAAGTAGTAACCTATTTTTGCACCAATCTTGGTGTGGAGAAAACTTTTTAGGGCGTTCCCATATTTACTAAATTGAAATGGTATTTTTTTATTCATTTTTAATTTAATTAATTATTAATAGGTGTAGTAAACACCTTTCTAGATACTATTTCTAATATCTAGTGAGGTAATTAATACCCCTTTGCTTTTTGAACTGATTTTTGAACCTGTGCGTAAGTTGGCAATCTACTTTTCATAGTTTTAACTGCTGACTTAACTTTAGACATTGGTTTAGATGGTTTAGCTGGATTATCCCCATACTTTTTATTGTATGCTGGATTATTATAAGCCTTACTATCCATACCCGGCATTGAAGAAGCCTTGCTTTTTAATGGCATAGGTGCTATTTTACTCAATCCTTTAGCAAGTTTAGTTTGTTGTTGTTGTTGTCCTGTCATTTTAATATCCGTATAGTTGCTTTCGCAAATCTAATAAGTGTTGTTGAAATGAAGATTTGCAGAATAAGAATTCTCGTTGTGGTAATAGTCCGTAGTCTTTGGTAAATCCTTTCTTATTTGCGTTTTCATTTGGGTCTGCTAGGAACAATGCTTCTTTTTGAAAATCATTCTTCATTCTAACAGAAATATTTTTATCAGTTAATTTCTTAACTGTTTCCCAATATTCTTCTTGGATTCTTAAAAGGTCTTCTGCAATACTCTTTGGAACTTTTATGTGTCCAATGAATATCTTTCCGTTTACACGAATACCTCCTTTTCCAACCATTTCTGGGTCAATAAAGATATTCTCTAGTTCTTCCTCTACAACTTTCTTTGTTATTTCTGGAGCTACAGAAGCAGGAACTTTAGTGTCTACTTTTACTGGTTTTGGTGTTGAAGTTTTAGGCATATTAGTTTTTGGTTAGTTTGTCTGATAATTTTTCTGCCTTTTTAAGAGTGTCTGTAGCATCTTTCTTTGCATCCATTTCATCTTTCAAAGCCTTATCTCTTTTCTTAATTTCTACTGTTCGTCTTTCTGATAGATTTGCTGAAACTTCCATTTCACTAATCTCTCTTTCACTACAAGCTAGAAATGCTTTAGCGATTGCAGTATCAATCTGTTTAATTCCAGAATTAATTTCATCTGGAGTTAATTCAGTTTTATCAGAATGAATTACAGCACTAAAACTAAACTGTTCTGAACCAAAATTTCTTAATGTGCTAAACTTGAACTCATTTTTGTCTGTCATAATTTTATACTTTTACTGCCTATTGTTATAGTCAGTGTTATTATTAATTTTTTCTTCTGGGCTCTATTGGTGGGACATTTAATCCCACCGTAGAACCTAGAAGATATTTAATTTTCCCTAAAGTTAGGCAGTTGCCCCACTTAGAGTAGCTGAAACTTCTAGACGAACCAATCGGTTGTTGTCAAGAATAGCTGATGTTCCTTCCCACTTCCATCCAACGGTTGAACGTTGTTCTAATGGGTCAGATGTGTCTTGAACTCCACCTGTGTGGATGTAAGTCTTTAGACCTCCAGAGAATTCTGAAACTGCGTATGCTCCCTTACCATATGCCAAACATCCGTAGATAGCTTGTGCTGATGCACCTGCTCCTGCGTAAACTGGAGACATAGTTGTGGAAATAATACGAACACCTTGCCAGTAACCAAGTTCACCTGTGAATAAATCACCTCTCTTTGGGTTAGAAGGAGTAGGAGATGAGTAGTTAACTGCTGAAATGAATGAATTGTCGTTTCTCCAATCCATAGCTACGTCTGGGTGGATAACCAATGCGTAAGCATCAGAAATCATACCGGACATAGATGAGAACTTTTCTACGTTGTTTCTTTCTAGGAAACGAACTGCTCTAGTAACTAGAGTAGCTGTAAGTTTCATAGCGGTTGTAACGGTTACTCTTGAAGCAACTGTTCCATCTCCGTAAACTACGTTTGTTCCAGAACCTACTACGTTCATGATTGTGGTATCAATAGTTTCTGAAGATTGAATACCAAGAACATCGGAAGCATCCTTAATAGCTGAACGGTCATAAAGGAATTCTGCTACGTCTGTAATAACAGTAAAGTCTCCGTATTGAGAAAGAACTGCGTTAACTTGATTCATTGTCAAGTTTTGTCCTGCTGGAGTGATACCTTCATTTAAAGGTGTCAAGGCAAGAGATAAACGGTTGAAACCTCTGAATATTACGGTTTTACTATTTGAACCTTTTGTAACAGGGTGAACTTTTGCGGTTTTATACCACATAAGTTTTTGTTTCAAAATGTCAATAAGTTCTTTCGTAACAATCTTTTGTCCAACGTCTATTGCTGAAAATAATGTCATGTTGTTAATTTGTTGTTAATTGAATAATACTTCGTTAGGTTTATTTACCTTCTTGTCCGAAGTTGTTTGTGAATACAGTTGTAACGTTGGTTGCATCTAGAGCTGTTGTTCCGGGAACAAATGCTACTGCACCTTCGTTTTTAATGTATAAGTAACCTACTTCAACTGATGTTGCAAGAGGAGTGTGGGCGATGTCTGATTCTTGTGATTGTCTGTGTTTTGGGAATGGAGCACCTGCTAACCAATAAAGGCTAACTGTTCCTGCTTCTGTTTCAACTGAATTAGCACATAGGGTAAAAATTTGGCATGAATTTGTAGAAGCTGGTTGTGAACCATTATCAAATGCTAGACTTGAAACTACTGTAAGTGGAGAACCACCATAAGTAAGTTGGTTACCAGTAACTACTGGCAAAGAACCTGCACCTACGTTACCAACGATAGGTTGCATTAATCCTGCTAGTGCAAGAGATGGGGCATCTTGTGCTGTAACATACATACTTCGAGTATTTACTTTGAAGAAAGCGGTTGTTGCAATCTTTGCGAGTGCAGAACCTCCAGCTTTGATAGCAAATCCGGGAGTTGTAGTCATATTATTTGATGCGGTTGTGTCTGTCATAATACTTTTTTAATTTAGTGAATAATTTAATCCTTAGTTTTATCTAGAGCATCATATAGCCCTTCTAAATCTAATCCGTCAAGGTCTGGTTTACCAGCTCTATTGGGAGCTGATTCCTTAGTCTCAACTTTCTTAATTCTATTCAAGGTAAGGTCTGTAACAGTTTTATTAATCAATGCTCCTAAATCTTGGTTTGGGTTTCGTAAGAAAGTCTTTTTAAGTTCTTCCTTACAATCTTTCATTCCATCAATTTTTTCGTATTGATTAAAGATTGTTTCAAATTTCGCTTTGTTATTAGCTTCCTCTACGGGTGCTAGTGTTGTAGAAGTTTCCTTCCTTAGAACCTTTGCAAAAGTTTCCAATAACTTACGAGAATCCTTATCTTCAACTGCATTAAGAAATTCGTCAACGTTTTCGAATTCGTGGGGTTTGTTTTCGGGGGATATTTCCTTTTCCTCCTTAACTTCGGGAACTTCCTCTATTTCTTTTTTGGAAATTTCCTTTACTTGCTCCGCTAAATCTCTAATACGCTTCTGTGCTCTAGGACTAAGTTTTGAAATTTCTTCCTCACTTAGTTCTGGCTCATCTTTGGTTTCTTTTTCAGATATTCCTTCATCTGTAGGTTTTTGGTCGGACGCTACCGAAGTTTCCTCTGCTTCTGACTTTTCGAGTTCTTTGTTAAGTTCCTCATACAAGTCTACGTCATTATTTTCTGTCATAGTTTTTGTGTTTGAGCCTATTGTTATAGTCTCGTTAATTAATAAACTATTCTATTCCGTTTTTATTACCTTATTGCGGAATTATATTTTCAATCTCATCATCCAATATCTTAGATAGAGACTTTGTGTCTGCTACCTTTAATAAGGACAAGAGTGTTAAAATCTGTAAATCATCCTTCACTAATGCGTTAATTCGTTCGTGAAGTTCCTCTCTAATCTTTTCTTCTAGAATCTTCCATCCCGGAGTTCGTTTCATATTTTCAATTTCAGAGATATTTCTATCAGATAAAACCAAACTATCTATGAAAGCTCTTGACTCTGGGTCAAATGATTCCTTTTCATGAATTAATTTTTCTAATCCTTGCTTTGTCATATTATAACATACTTTATAAATTGGTAAAGACTATTTAAAACCTGTTCCTTGTCCTATTCTTTTTGGAACTTCTACTTGTGCTGTTTTTTGTGTATCTGAATTAAGTGGTGAAGCATCCGTCATTGGTTTTGATGTTGGGTTTGCTCCTTCTGCTCCGGGAACTACTGGTAATTCTTTAGTTGGTTGTTTTTCTTCTGTGAACCAGTCTTCTATTTCTTGTGGAGGAATATCGAATGATTTAGCAACACTTCTTCTCATAGCAAGTTGTCCGGGAATCTTAGGGTCATCTTTAAATAAAGTGTAAAGTTCAATTTTAGCCTTTTGTTTTATAGCTTTATTATTTGCTGAATCTTCTGATGCTGTTGTGTGTGCAACTAATGTAACATCCTTAAAGTTTTCTTTTGTTACTCCTTCAAGAGTTAAATCCTTATATCCAAAAATCTTAACTTGTCTAGGTTTAGTTAGCTTCGTTGAAGTAATATCTGCCATAAGTTGACATAGTTCTTCAAAGGCTAGTGTTGCCTTTCTTTTCATTATTACGGTTTTTTGTTCTAGATTAGCGTTAAGTTGTGCTTGTTGGGTAACACTTAGTTTACCTTTTTGTCCTACTGGCATTGAAGGAGACATTCCAGATGCAGAATCAGCGTAACCCTTTACGTTACTTGCCAATCCTAATCCTTGTGTTATTTCTGGAATTGGTTTTACCCATACTTTATCACCTATCTTTTCATCTTTAGAAACTTGAACGGGAGTTACTCCGTTCGGTCTTGGAACGATTGATGATTGTTTTAGTCCAGAGTTTGAAGCTACGAATATTTCTCCAAAGTTTCTATACGTATTGTTGTCTATTCCTTGATTTGTTAAAACGTTTATTGCAAGGTTTGGGTCTCGGTAAATGTCTGCGATTGATGGAGCTAACATAGCAATACCTCTAGAGAATATACCCCACCAAATAAATGGAGGTCTTTTTAATCCGAATTGTTTAGCTGGTTTAGCTGAAAGTAAATATAGGTCATTAGCTACCATAAGGATATAAAGTTCACCTTTTATGTAGGTGCACCACTTTGTAAGTTCGGCTACCTTAGAACCGAATTGAGTAGTATTGGATAGACCCATGTTTGCTAGACGGATATTCTTTGCGGATGCTTCACTAGAGTTAGATTGTTCTGTTTCATTTGGAACTTTGTTATCCTTTAATTTTTGGACTTCTTCCATATCGTATTCAAATTCTTCTGCATCTTCCTCAATCTGTTCCATCGTTTTGTATATAAATTGTCTTCCGCAGTATAGAGCTGATTTAGATTTCTTTGCTATTGGGCTTCTTAGGAACGCCAAAGTATCAACCAATTCTACGGTTTGCTTATCATTTCCGGGTATTACTTCGTAAACTGTTTCACCATAGATTCCACATTCAATCTTAGAGTCTTCCCAAATCATATCAAAGTCGGATGAGTTTAAATCCTCTCTAACTACGTGGGTCATAATATCTGATGCGTTCTCATCTCCTTCTGGAATAGTATCGAAATCTAAGTCTGGAACTTTACCTATTTTAGCACTAGCATTATTGACACCTTCAAATACGATTGGTAGGTGAAGATTAGAACGAGTCATAAGTGTTCTTTGTGTAACACCGTTATAAAGTTCTTCGTTTTTTAGCCAGTTATTAATCTTTACTTGTCTGACTTTAATTGCATAATCTTTTTCAATAAGATATTGCTTTAGTATGTCCCTCTTTCCTTCTATAACATTTGCATATTCCCTAGGTTGGTTAGAATCCTTTGGAGCATCTGTATCTGGGTTGACATTAGGTTTATTTTTCTTTGCCATTTGGTTTGTATTATAACACACTTATAAAATTCGTCTATCCAAAATAACCCGTCTTTGGGTCTATTGACATATCTGCTAAAACTTCGTCTACTACTTGTTGGTAAAAGTTAGGAACTTTAAGGGGTTCAGTAGGTATATTCCATACCGCTAGTGCTAGAGACATAACACAGTCATCGTGTAAGTTGTCATCACATCTTGCTCCAATCTTTCCGTTATCTGAAATATCATATTCGAAAGATTTTAACTCTGCGATTAGGGTAGGGTCGTTAGGAATCTTTATCTTTTGTTGTTGGATTAAGAGTTGTAGGTTTGTGAGTAAGTCCATTCTTGACTTCTGTGTGAACGTAAAACGTTCAAGGTTAGAAATATCTTGTGAAAGGTCATCTGATATAGGGTCTCCTACTCCAGTGCTGTCTATAGTCATTGTAGGCTTATTAAAGCGACTATATGCAGATACTATCCTACTCTTTTGTAGGTTATAGTCGATTTGATTGAAACGTTCCTGTTTACCCACTTTGAAAGTCATAAGGTCGAACGGTGTTACAACAGTGTAGTCGTTACTCTTTCCTAAGTCAGTTCCTAGTTTATATTCATGATTAGGCATAGGTTCTTCAAATGGGTCAGTATATATTACCTTTTCTATTCCCCTAAAGAATTGTGAAGCTCCATCTATGAACTTACAATAGAACTCTTGTTGGAATAGGTCGTCTGGCATTTGTGCCTTTTCTTCCGCTAGACTATCCTTAGAAATAACGTCTGTATCGTCTACTGTTAGGATTTGGGTAAACCATTTAGGATTACTCTTAGCCATTTGTAGAAGTTCCCAAGCGTGGTTTGTTCCTCTAGGGGTAAATACGAATACTGCCCATCCTCCGTTTTCGGCTAGAATAGGTCTTATGTAGTCCCATGCTTCTCTGTGTTGGAGGGAGAACTCGGTAAATATACATCCGAATGGATTACTTCCCATCACCGAGTCAATGTTATCAGTCCCGACTATCTGAACATAAGAGCCATTTGTTAACTCAATTTTGAGTTCGTTTTCGTTTTTATTTTTGATGATACTCTTGGGTATGTGGTCTAGGAACTTGAAACCATTACTATCGATGTTGTCCCAGATAATCTTCTTACCCTGTTTGTAGGTAGGAGCAAAGTAAAAGTAAGGTGCTTTCTTTTCAAACATCTTCTTTGGTAGGTTGGCAAAACAGGTCTTATCCTTTCCAGAACGTCTATGCCAGACTAAGATAAAACGGTTTATTCCAGAGTCCCACGCTTCAAGAAAAGGGAGCTGATAGTCTCTTGGGATGAAGTTAAAGGGGAGTGTTACTTTTGTGTTTTCCAAATTAGATGACATTTTTTATTTTTTTGAAAGTTGCTATTTAGGTGAACTATGCCCTATGGGGTATTTAACATTCATGGGTTTATAATAGAAATCAACAAGGGGTCTAACTTTCCACCAGAACATCCGGCTAACATCTAGTCAAGTGAACACCCGTTCACCGGAACAGTCTAAGCCTTAGGCTCTATGTCTGTGTTCTTCTTATAGCTTATAAGATTAACTTCTATAGCCTTTCCGTCTGTTGTCATGTCTAGCTTGTCCCCGTATTTCTTAGGCTTCATCTTAGACATTATCCATTTGCGGGTGTCCACTCTAAGTCTTTGTGCTTGAACCTTAGCGTTTGAACGTTTGGCGTCTCCTGTTGATGCTTCATCTAGAGATTCGTCTGCTATTGATAGGATGTCTTCCGACATGGCATCAGTTGATTCTTCCTTTGCTCGTGCGTATTGGTCTTGAAATTCTTTATGTAAACGTAACCACCTAAACACCGTTGACTTGTCCGGCATCCCTTCACCTTGACATATAGTCCTTAGACTTACGCCTTCTGCTAACTGTGAACATATGTTGTCTATAAGTTCTTGATTGTATTCTGTTGGTCTTCCTGCTGTCATGTTATTTTCTGCTCTCTATTATTAAAGCGATTACTAGCACTATAAATATTACCGGAGCAATTATGTTCATATTAATATCCCATTGTCTTCTTAATTGATTTGTTGACCTTTGCTGTTTGTGTGTGAAAAAACTTTCTTTGTTTGTCGCTTTTATATGGCATGATGTTTTAATAACTTAATAATTTGAAAACTTGTTCTTTTGATATAATGTTTCCGTATAGTCCGGAGCTTAATGTTTCACTAGCCCAGATTCTACACTTGTTCTTTTGCTCTCTGTCCTTAATTGATTTGATTTGATTTCGATATGCTTCTAGCTCATACTCTATTCTCTTTGATGGATTCTCTAAAAAGTTCTTTACCCATTCATTAACTCCGATTTTTTGCTGTTGCCTTAGATGTGTTGATTCATGAACAAGCAAGTCCGGTGTTAGTTTGTTGTTTGTGTATATGTCCGGGTATAATGCAAAGATAACATTTTCGTTTAATTCAAAATGTTTTGCATATTCATCCCATAGCGGAAACTCTGCTTGTGGTCTAATTGACATTTCCTATATTATAGCACACTTTAAAAATTGAGCCGGTCTGTGGATAACCTAAAATACTTGACATTTATATATTGATATGTAAAATGCTATTTTTAAGCTATATTCTATATGGTTAGATTACTACACCATTTTATACCAAATTGTCAAATGCCTTGCAATAAAATACAGATATGATATTCTTATTGTAGGTGAGGGAGAAACATATAAGACACTCCCAGAGCCAAAAATTATGAGAAAGATTACAAGCGAGGTTTGTGAAGCGTTCGAGAACGGTCGAAAGTTTAGAAAGGGAAATGACGAAGTAGTTGTTTTTCCGGAAGAAGGAAGAATTGAAATGAGGTTGCACGGAAACACTATTGCTAGAAAATATACTGATAATCCGGGAGAGATACAGATAAGTGATGCGGGGTGGTCTACAAACACCACTAAAGAACGTTTGAACGGTTTGCATGGTGTTAGAATAAGTCAAAAAGATTTTGTTTGGTATTTAAACGGTGAAATATGGGAAGGTGAAAAAGACGGATATAGATATTTTCATCCATTTACTAAAATAACATTAAATAACTAATATGTCAACAAATAATTTCAAGTATGATAATATTTTGATTAAGACTCCGGAATTTGTTTTCGGAGGTATATGTTCAGAATGTGAAAAAAAAGGTGTAGAAAATGACTGTGAACACATAGAACCGGAATTCGACAATTTTTGTTATGATGAATATGTTTCAGATGTTCAAAGTCAGTTAGAAAAAATAGGCTTTGAATCTTGCGATAAATACGATAAAGATAGAAACTACGGAGGAAAAATAATCTCACGTTTTGGAATGGAAGACACGGATGGGATGATTGTTTGGCTAGAGGTTGTGATTCGTTCCGGTTACTATTCGGGGATGAACATTGACTACACAATAGACGGAGATTTTGGAATTGAAAACGAGCAAAATAAAAAGCAAGTTGCTCACTATGAAGCCATGCACCGAAAACTGGACAGACTTGTTAAAAAAACAGAGGAGATACTACGCAAAAACGGAACGGAGCTAACACTTGTCGGTGTGTTCTCCAACGGTGAAGCTGTTTATAAACTTAAAAAATAAATATCATGTCCGAAAATGAAGTCGAAAAAATGTTTGAAAGTTTGTCAAAAAAATACAATTTAGCTGGGTATAGTTTCATGTTTGATAGAGCAAAGAGTAGACGGGGAAGACATATAGGAATTAAAAAATTGATAACAATGTCAAAATACAACATCCAACATAGAAGTTACGAAGCCACAAAAAATACTTTACTTCATGAGGTAGCCCACGCAATAGCTTATATGAAGTATGGAAGAAGTCAAAAGCATAATTCTATATGGAGAGATATTGCTGTTAGTATTGGTTGCGATGGAAAAACTTGTAGCGAAAATTAATCACTTAATATAACATATATGATATACAAAATAACACTAGACAACGGAGAAGTTCGAGACTGTGAAATGAGTCCGGAGCAGGTAAAATGGGTTGAAGAAGGTATCAAGCTAGGTCTCCCCGTGCCTTTATTCTCCACGACATACGCCAAAAAGAAATACGGAGACTATGAGATGGGTCGTATTATCAATATAACAAAGAATTAATTTATGTATGATAACGATGACGTTCAAGACTATGAGAACATAGAAAACTTTGAATCCATCTCCGAGATGGAGGAAGACATAAACGGTTTTGATGATGACTTATTAAAAGAATAATACAAAATTATGATTAAAAAAATATTGATTGTGTTGATAGTTTTAGCCGGTGCTATATTTTGGTTATACTGTTCGGACAATCGAGATAATGAGCTCATACGTTCATATGATAAATGTCAATCAGCTTATCAATTAAATGCTATACCGTTCCCGGAATATATGCGAGATTGCATGAATTAATTATGAAAAAATGCAAAGGGTGTCCGTCCATGATATATAATGGACAATACAAATATTATAACTATTGTAGCAAGGAATGTTTCCGTTTACACCGTGATAATGTTATGGTAAATCGTAAAACAAATAACTACAAATACAAAGAAAAAACCTTGTCCCCTGTTGTGTTTAGACATAAAACACTCCCTGTTGCCTTAATTGAGGACGTAAGCAGTCATCGTATATCGTTTTATACCCGTAAAGGAAACAAAAAGACGGAAGAAAGGCTACTTGCTAGGCGTAAAAAGGAAAGATTTTCAAGGTATGCTATAATAAACTAAAGGGTTTCACTGTAAACATATATAATTTTATAAAGACAGCACGACAACCCACAAGAGCCACCGCAAGGATGGCTTTTGTTTTTATGGTTACACAAAGGGTGTCCATATATATTTTTGAATCAAAGTTTTTCCGTTTAGAAGAATCCGTAAGCAACTTGCAAGCAGGTCAATCCTAAACTACGCCACATTGACACAACTCTATTTCTATCGTCAAATACTGCTAGTATATTATACCTATTTTTTAAGTGATTGTCAAATATTTCTTTCTTGATGATTGAGTCTTCTCTAGTGTCTCCGGCTTTACGCATAAACAAGTCATCAAAGGGTATATTGTTATTTATTAGCCATTCTGTTGTCTCTTTAAAGCAATCATCAGTTCTGCCGGACACGATTATTATAGGTAGCCCGGATGCTTTTAGTATTCTAGCTATCATGGTTATATTATGGTTTGGCAAGTCAGTATTTACTTTTGAATAGTCGAATATATCTCTACCATTATTTAAAGCAAGTGTGCCATCAATGTCAAAGATGTAGCAATTTTGTTTGTCATCAGAATATTCTGGAGATTTTGGTTTTAGGCATTTATCATACATCCTTTGAATAACTTTTCCACCAACAGATTTTTCTCCACGCTTGGCATCACGTTCAATACATTCCAAAAGTGGAACATCGAAGAATTTTATTTCAAAGTCTGAACCTTCTAAGTCTGCCAATTCTTTCCAATATTCTTCATAACCAAAATTTGTGTCATCAATAACAACATCACTTTCTATATGAAGAAAATGTGCTACAATATATCTTTCAACATTCTTTATTATTTCTTCATTTTTATGACTCCATTGTCCACCATCAACCATAGCACGTAGGTCATCTTTGTTGACACGCTTCCAACCCTTCTTGACAAGTTCAAAAGCGTGTGTTGATTTACCGGATGCTGGAAGTCCTTTTAGTATTAAGAGTTTAGCCATTTTGTTTTATTTCATAGCTAGAATCATATCTAGTATTTTCTCCTTTCGGATAATCTAACATTAAATTATAACCACAACTATTTATCATTTTGTTTTTATCTTCTTCCGTTCCTAAAAACATTAAATATCTATGTTTAGTTCCAAATTTTTCTACGGTCATTCCAAACGATTCACAATTTTGTGGCAATGTTTTTGTTTTATCGTAAGAACCAAATTTTTCTGTTACCCATTGTTCAGTTATAGTTTTTCCGTGATAATTTCTACCTTCAAATATATATTTCATATTTTTACCACCAATAGTGGACTTGCCTGTATATATCCAATTCGTTGCTTGATAAATATAACCTTGATGTCCATTACTAGGGTCTGCAAAACTAACTAAACATAGGGGTCTGTCCGGTATTAACTTTATACACCAAGAAACAAAGAACGAAAGAACGTTTTTACCAAGATTATCATTAACACATAATCTATTAAGCTCTAAGGTTTTAACTCTATAACTACCAAAAATACATTTACCATTATTCATTTGAACACACGGCATACCAAAAGTGCAGATACCTTGTAATTTATGTTCTTTATCAAATAATCCAAAAGCATATACTACTGGAGCTTTTCTACGAGCATAGTGTTTAAAAAGCATCCATTCAGCAGTTTCTTTGGTATCTATCTTTTCGATTCTCCAATCTTTTTTATTAAATTGTATTTCTTCTTTTTCCATTGTGCGGTATACTAGGAATTGAACCTGTGTCTCCCCACTGGAAGCGGGGCGTTCTACTACTAAACTAATACCGCATTTGCTTACATAATTAGTATAGCACATTACTAAAATCTAAGCAACTAAAAACTGTGGATAACTCCTATAAATCAGCAATAGACAAGTTATTTTGGATTATGTCAACAAACACCTGCTTTATCTTTTTACCGCAAATCCTTTTCAGTGTATCGTAATCAATCTTTTTTGCTTTGTTGGCAATTTCCCACGCTTCTTCGGTTATTAAATCGTGATAAACAGTTCCAATAATTCGGGGAATATGTTTCATATCAAGTTTTTCATTGATTTCCGGTTGCAATTTGTTCATTATCTTTTGAACACGTGGAACATCAATATACTTATTACAGATATACATCTCCCAATAACAATCCGAATGTTTATTATTGCCACCAAAAATAATTCCATTGTCTTCTTTAAAATCTTCCCGGACAAGTTTTGCATAACACATATCACCGAAAGTATTTTTAAAACTCATATTACGAATAACAATACCCTCTTTCTTTTCACCTAAAGTAGAAGCTCCTTCCAACATTTTATTTAATTGCTCCACTGTTGGATTATTAATAGAACCCATATCTGGAACTGTGTCAATACCATATTCTTTTCCTACTCCTTGCACAATTTCTTGATTAAAGAATCCTAAATCTTCTTGGTAAATATCAAATAAGTAAAACTTTTTATAAGCCATATTATTATAGCTTAGTGTGTGTCGGACAAGCCACTCACCATACAATCTAAAATTTGGATGTTCAGTTAATAGTTTTTTGATTCCTTCGTGAGCATTACAGTAATGAACAGCACCATTGAATTCGTTTCCGTTTTTAGTTAAGTCATTATTACGAGACCCTACACGGACTTCTCCACCATCTCCAAGCCACACTGATAGGTTTGCACCATCAATTTTCTCGGTTATAGAACAAGTCCCGGATAGTATTCCTTCGACTTCTTCCTTTCCTAGTCTATGTATTTTTTCATATTTTCTAAATTGCATTTTTTTTGACTAGCATTTTATTAATGGCATCTTTACCTTTTTGTTTATCGAGCCACTTTTGAATCTTAACTTTTTTTGCTTCAAGTTTTCTATCTTTAACACCTTGACTTGCAAACTTTCCCGGTTTAGCATTTCTCTTGTCTGCCTTTTGTTTTGCAAAAGTAGAACGAGTAGTTTCACCGTGAAGTGTTTTGAATCTATCATTTTTATGTTTACGTATTGACATTATGATGCTTTTATTTCATTATTAAGACCCCGACCAAGAGCCTTAGCCATGTTAACCATCTCATAAACAAGCTCCATGAACATCTTTGTTTTTTGCCATTCTTTATATGAATCTTGTGCTTTCGCATGAGTTTCACAGTAAGCAGATGAATTTCTTTTGTCTCCTTGATATTCGTCTGATAGTTTTGCTTCAAATTTCCTATAAAGTGATTCTTGCTCGATTGAGTAAATGATTAATTCCGGGATATACTCTAATAGAGCTTCACCATTAGTCATTAAAGTAAGATAGTCATTTTCACGTCTAGCTTTTTTTTGAGCTTGGATAATTTTGTCTATTGTTTTGTATATTGAATCAATCATAAATTTACATTAATTTATTAGTTAATTTATAATTTAGCTCCACAATTAGAACATTTTGTAATAATTGGTTTAACGGTGCTTTCTTCTTGAGCAACAGCATATCCGTCAGTTGTATCAAAAACTAAATAGTAATAAGTTTTCCTTTTTTTATTTAATGCACACTTAACTATCTCACCAATGGAATTACTTTTTATTAGTGGAAACAACTCAACAATTTCACCAACCTTAAACTTGGGCTCTATGAATTCAACAAGGTATTGTTCATTAATCCAACCTTTCTTTTTATTTTCGTCTTTTATAAGGTATCTACCGTCTCTTATTTTGTTAACAAAGGCATATAATCCAAATTTAGGTAGATACACTTTTTGATTTACTTGAAATTTAGTCATAATTTTATTAGTTATTTATTAAAAAGGGATGTCTTCTGGGTCTATTTCTTCTTCTGGATATTCTATTCCATCAGAAGGAACAGCTCCTTGAGCTCCTATTTTTTTAACTGAACCATCTTCTTGCATTTCCCAACCCTCACCGACTAAGTATATGATGTCTCGGAACTTTCCAGAAACGTTCATCTTAATAACTGTAACATTTACCTTTTTTCCAACCCATTTAGCTGAATCATCTCCATAAGCATCAATCAAATTATTTAGAGATGTCTGATTAAATGACAATAGTTTTTCTCCATTCTTTGTCTTGACGGTGTAGACTTGTCTATCACCATATTCTCCGGACACAATCTTTGCATCTGTTAGAATTTCTAGAACATCACCGTTATTAATATCTACTTTAACTTTAGCCCATTCTCCACTTATTGACACTTTCTTTTTTTGTTGCATAATATTATTTATTAATTATTAATGAGTTGTATTTTTATACAACACTACACAAGCTCTAAAACATTCTTTAAGGGTTTCGACATCACCCCGAATGTCTACTTTAAATTCTTCTGAACCGAAAGGAATTATTCCATAAAAACTAATCGGTTTAGGAAGTGTGAACGTTTTTAATCCGTCTTTGGTAAATCCTCCGTTCTCTGTAATTTGTATATCATAACCGGAACATTGGATAAATTGACTGTCAAAACTGTCTTTAGAGGACTTAAAATCTATGATGCCGACTCTACCATCCTTTAAAAGAACACCAACATCCGATATTCCTCCAACCCATAATGTCTCACTAAAACAATGTATTTCAGACCATAAGAACTTTTCTACATTTTCAACACACCAACTAGAGAAGTAAACTAATCTTTTATCAGAAACTTTTTTAAGTTCTTCGGTCATCATCATCGGAACTGCATTATTATTGGAGAAACATAACTTAACATAATCCTCCATCAATTTGTGCATATCCGTTCCTTTATCTGCCTTATCATTCTTGTCATTAAAGTGTGCGAATCGTGCTTTCTTAAAGATTGGATATTTCTTTTGAAGTGCATCTATCCCCGGTTTACCTTTCTTTTTAGCTTCTAGATATTCTTCACGGATTGTCGGGATTAATTCTCCGGCTTCAAGACATTCCACAGCAGATAATTCTGAAGCCCACCAAGTTAAATTCTTTGCTAGGACTCCTACTACTGTTGAAGTTCCCAAAAGTGGCTTATCTCTAAAAGTATGTAGATGAGCATTTTTTTCATCTGTATACTTGTAGTCCTTTGGTTCGGATGCTTCTAGTTCTGCATTTGCGAACCTATTTATTTCTTCTAACTCGTCTTTTATCTTACTCATATATTGTTCTTGTTGTTATTTTAATGTATTTAGATTGTGCTTGATGCCAACCCATTGATATTAAATATGAAACATTATAAACTACCATATAAAACAACAACCAAGCCAGAACACCAATACCAAATCATTCTAAAAATGAAATCATATCTTATTGAAACTGTGCCGAACATTCCGGACACATATTTCCATTTAACTTATAATGTTCACGACTATTTTTAAAATCATTATCACACAAGAAACAAACATCTTTAACTCTTTTTTCCCAACCCACACACGACTTACACAATGTCTCTGAAAACTTATTACTATCTATTTCTGTTTCTAAAAACTCTCTTATCGCTTGTTTACTTGTATACTGTATCAAATCTTCATCCCTCTTTTGTTCTTTAGTGTCGTATGAGTAAAATTTTCTTTCACCATCATGTAATAATACTTCACACATTTCACAAGGAACAAGGTCTAGACATTCTGAACACTTTTTATTTACCAAACAATCTGTCATCTTACCACACTGAATACAATAATTTAATTCTCTAAAATCACTTGGAGATAAAACTAATCCTGTTGCTTTTTTAATCATAGTCTTCATCTTCATTAAAATCATCATCGACCAAATCTTCTTGTTCGTCTATTGAATCTTGACGACACAATGGACAATCTTCTGGACAATTCCAAGGCATTTTAATTCAGAGCTTTTTAGTTGAAACACAGATGGGGATAATCCCCTTATGGTATGCAGAGGTCGAATTGCGATTACCCTCATCCATGTTTCAATTTACTCTAAATAGAGTATAGCAAATTTTTATTCTATTGTAAAGTGCTTACCTGTGGATAACTTATCCAAACACAGAATCTTCATCGTTGTCAACTTTATATGGATGTAGGTATTTATCAAACTGTTCATGTAAACTAAAAAGTATATCTACTAGTTCATGCTTCCTATTAGAAACTGCTTTAGGTTCTCCGGTAATAACAATTTCTTTATTAACGAAGTCTAGTAATGCACTTCTAATTTTTACTTCTTGTTTTTCTGTTGACATAATATTCTAAGTTATGGGTCGGGATTATGTTTTCCCGAAAGTTGGTTTAGGATTGGCAAGTTTATTTTTGTAGCTACTTGAACATCCTGTGTTCATTCACTAGAGCTTTCCACCCTAAGAGGAATCTTACTCAAAATCACAAGCGTATCAGAACCAAAGTGCACGATGGCTCTTAATACCCGTTTGTGTGATTGTCTGATTTGCACAGACACGTTGCTGAAGTGCATTTAATAGTATTTCCCAACTACTTCCACTTTAAGCCCACTTAAAGAAGAATAGTTTATCTCCCTTCACAGAGATTATTCACTCACCCATAACTTAACATATTATGTTTTAATGAACTAAATTCTAGACACGCATATCGACCACTACATATCTAGAATTAAATTCACTAAATCTCTAACATATTTAGTATAGCACATAATAAAAATTGATTACCCACTACCTGTGGATAACTTTTAAGCCTTATATTATAATGGTTATTTACCAACTTAGAAGTAATAGAGCATCCTTCTTCATTTCGCAATTTTCTGGAAGTTTTATTTTTGTGTAATCGAATGGCTTAGTTATTAAGTGCCATCCATTTTTTGTTGGATAGTGTTTTACAATTAATTCATTAGGAATAGCTTGTAGTGCTTCTCCATCAATATCCCTTCCTTCAATATTATCAATATCAAATAAAAATAAAGATGTTGCTCTTTGCGGTGGTTGCATTAAACATCCTACGAATCTATTTTTTAAATCTAAATAAAAATTTTCCTTTTGAACTTGGTCGTAATAATCTGCTTCAAGTTGTTCAAACTTAAATTGACGAATTGCCTTATTAAAATTTCTTTCATTTACTGCGGAGTAAATTCTCATAGGAAGTTCAGAAGACATTTGTTCATCGAATAAAGATTTTAGAGCTTCAAACCACTCGTCAGAATTCCTAGTAATTATTTTTCTTAATTTAGTATTATTTACTTCTCCACCCTCTTTGTGTCTTTGAATTAAAAACATCACCCTATATCCAGTAGAGAAATTTTTAAACTCATCAAAAATATGTTGTGCTCTTTTTAGTTTTTCTTCCTCAAAACTAATTGGAGATTTTACTTTGTCCCAAGTTTTCATTTTTTTATTTCCTTTTCTAACTCATAAATAATAAAATTCTTAAAATCAATCGGATGTCTTCTTAGTGGTGATTCTTCTGTTATAAATCTAAGATACATTTCTTCTACAAACTTTACCCTACTTTCTAGTAACTCTTTTGCTATGGTGTTGATGATAGTCATTCTGTGTTATGTTATTGTTAATTTTTTCTGTGTTGAGTTTGAGGTTTTTGGGACTTCCCCCCAAACCCCCCATTATTTTAAAAAAGAAAAATGAAAGTTTTGGAGAAGCATTTTCTCTGTGTTCGAGAATCGGCTTCTGTTTACTTAGAACTGGACTATATTTACATCGCTTCCAGTTATACCCCCAGCGATTAAAAGATTATAGCACACCAAAAAAATTGTTTTAAAGAAAAAAACATTATAAAGGGGGATAACTTTTTTGTCAAATTTTAAAAGTGTGCTATACTTAATACGAAGTTCATCGAGGTGTGCTATGAAGGTAACTTGTTCTAATTGCAGAACAGATGTTCCAGACGAACCGAAGATTTCAATAACGGTTCACAATGGAAAAGTTGTTACACGTCAGTGCCCTTGCTGTCATCGTGCAGTTACGGTGATTGAGGAGGGACTACCCGCTAGAGAGGAGGTGGTCTGTATCTAAGAGCCATTTGGCTCGAATAGGATTATAACTCCTAGATTTGGGGGGACTTATCCACAGTCTCCCCTTTCTTTAATTTTATAAATGTGCTATACTTTTTACATGAAGACGATTCAAGAGTTATTACAAGAATACGAAAATAGAAAACCACAAGGAAAAGTTTTATATCCGAGACAAGAGTTAATAAAAAAGTTCGTTGATAAATTAAATAGTGATAGAGTAGCAGGAGGGTATAAACCACTCCCGGCATCGTTCTATGCAATTAAAATGTATGATGCAGGATTGAAGTCAGATTTTCTTTTGTGGTGGTTTTGGGGATATTGTAATGATTCAAAAAGTTTTAGTAAGTGTTGGTGGTGGAGCTTGAATTCTAAATCTGTGTTATAATATATGGACGGGGGATTAGTGCTAGTGGTAACACATCTGCCTTGCACGTAGAAATCTGGAGTTCGATTCTCCAATTCTCCACATACACTTTCCGCAGGGCGGTGGCGACTCTCCAAAAGTTGCTTACATAGTTCGAGTCTATGAGAGTGTGCAACCTTAGTCTTTATGACAAGGCAAGAGAATATTCCACTTTTAGTGGATAAGATGTGTGCACACACAAATTATTAATATATTCTCTTATGCAATACAGGTGTTTCGGTAGCATTGGTGTTTTCCAAACATTAGGGGTGAGTTCAACTCTCACGTGTTGCACAAAATCTGGGTAAGTTGTTACGGTAGCATAGGTAACTTGGACTTATCAGGCGGTGGTTCGACTCCACCTACCTAGACTTGTTCTTTAAAATTCACGGGTCTTCTATCTGGTTAGGAAATCGGACTTTGAATCCGAGAAAGGTGGTTCGAAGCCATCCCTGTGAGCATTGGGTTGTTAGTTCAGAAGATAGAATAGCGGTCTTCGAAACCGTTGACGAGGGTGCAATTCCTTCACGACCCACACATTCCTCTTTAGCATAATTGGTAATGCACCTAGCTGTTAACTAGGATGATGATGGTTCGAATCCATCGGGAGGAGCATTGGGGCTATGGTTTAGCGGTAAAACGATTCGCTGTCTACGATTAGTCCGGGGTTCGACTCCCCGTAGTCCCGCAGATGAAAAGGAAATAAAAAAGTTTCCGAAGTAGTTAATCGAATGGGTTGATACCCCACGTTCATCGCAAGATGTTATAAAATCAAATGAACCACAAAAGAAAGAAAAATAAAAAAAGAAAAATTTTACGTATGATGAAAATGTATGGTGGGGGAAAAGGTGCAACCAAACAAAATAAAATTTATTACGGTTTAGATAAATATGGGGATTCTGGTGTAGTAGAAGCATAATGCTTTGTGAAAGCATCGGGTAGAGTGCAAATCTCTAGCTTCCCACAATTCTCTTTGTAGCTTAGTGGAAAAGCAGTGGACTTTTAATCCATCGACGGTAGTCCGATTCTACCCAGAGAGACAAGTTTTTTGAAAAAAGAATAGCGGGAGTTCCGGTGAACGTTTGGGTCTCATAAGCCCGATAGTGGAGCTCGACACTCCATCCCGCTACATTAGCCGGATTAGTTCAACGGTAGAACAGTTGATTTGTAATCTCCAGATTTGTGTTCGATTCACAAATTCGGCTCAATGCCTTAGTAGCCAAGTGGCAAAAGCATCCGTTTGCAAAACGGACAACGTGGGATTTTATCTAAAAAATAATTCTTCTGGAAAATCACACTACCTCAAACTTAGATTATTTAAAGATGGTATTAAGGAGAAGAAGTGTGAAAAGTGTAAATTAAGTGTATGGATGGGAGAAGAAATGGTTTTAGAATTAGACCACAAAAACGAAAACCATTTTGATAATAGGTTAAATAATTTAGAGGTTTTGTGCCCGAATTGCCACGCACAAAAAACAAGAAAAGCGAGATTGGCGAAAAAGAATACGCACTAGTTTTAGAAACTAGCGGGGGAAACCCCATACAGGTGCAATTCCTGTATCTCGCACAATAGTTATCCACAGTTTTATTAAGGTCAATTTTAGTAGTGTGCTATACTTTTTATATGACAAAAACTAAATTTAAGGTTGGTGATAGAGTTTTTAGAGAAAATTTTGGTAAGGGAAAAGTAGTAGAAGTAGAATTTGATTTAGCTTCTGACCTTAAACAAAATGTTCACGTTAAGTGGGATAAAAATAAAAAATTTATTGATAACTTAAATTTTGCTGAAAATTTAGAATTTCTTGGTAAGGAAAATTTTGATGAATTAAATCTTTCTTCACAAATAGTAGACAGAAAAGATTACCCAGTTTTCTCTGGAGTATTAAAATATTTTCCAGATGCTATTATGGAAGTTGCACACGTTTCTAAAATAGGTAACGACCAACATAATCCCGGAGAACCTTTACATTGGGATAGAAGTAAATCTACTGATGAGGGAGATGCACTAGCTAGACATTTAATAGATGCAGGAAAAATTGATACTGATGGCACAAGGCACACAGCAAAATTAGCTTGGAGAGCCCTAGCAATCCTACAGAAGGAAATTGAAAATGACAGAAAGTAAAAAAGATATTTTAAGAACATTTGTTAATAAATTTTGTTTAGAAGATAATTTATTTGACCTAATGATTGCTATGAAAGTAGCAGTAGAAATTTTAGAGGAAAATGAGTTTCCAATAAAAGGTTACTCACAGTTTAAATATAAAAATAAAAGATATGAAAAATAAATGCAAGTGTCAGTGTTTCGAGTGTTCAAATGAACTACATTGTGGAAGTATTAAATGTGGAGAAGAATATTTTTCTCCCACCAAAGCAGTAATGTGTAATAATGATTTTTGCCATAATAATAGACAAAGTGGAAGTAAGTTTTGTTCAGACTGTTCTTATAATTTTAATAAAAATAAATATGATAAAAGAACCAATTAAGTTTTATTTTGACATAGAAAATGAGCCACCAGTAGTTAGAACTTGGAGAAAATATCAACAAGATGTTATATGGAAAGAAAGAGATGGATATATTTGGTCTTTTTCTGGATGTTATAATGATGGAAAAATATTTCATTATTGTCTAGCTGATTTTCCTTTATATAAAAAGAACCCATGCAGTGATGAAGCTCTTGCTAAAAAACTATTTGAATGTTTCGAAAAAGCAGAAATTGTTATAGCTCATAATGGTAATGCTTTTGATATAAAACACGTAAATGCTTTATTTGCTAAATATAATTTAGGAGTTCCTTCACCTTATAAAAAAATTGATACTTTATTAGTCGCAAGAAATGAATTCTATTTCTGGTCTAATAGTCTAAATGATTTAGCAGAATATTTAGGTATAGGTGTAAAAGAAGAAACCGGAGGATATGGATTATGGAGAAAGGTTGAACAAGGAAGCAAGAAGTCAATCTCCTTAATGAAAAAATATAATAATCATGATGTTTGGCTACTTAGGGAAGTATATAAGAAATTAAGACCATATATGCACAATCACCCTAATGTTGGATTATTTATTGGAGAAAAAAGAGCCTGTAGAAATTGTGGTAGTTTAAAACTTCAAAAAAGAGGTATTTCAATGAGAATAAATGGTGCTAAGTGGCAAAAATTACAATGTCAAGGTTGCGGTAAATGGCAAGAAGCACCTAAAGAAGATGCACAAGTAAGATAATGCGTAAAAGAAAGATGGTAAAACTTTTAGCACGATGTAAATATTGTTCTCGTATAAAAGTCCTTTGCGATGACGATAAAGAATACTGGCAAGATAGCATCGTAGATTTTCCAACACTTCCAGAAGAATTATGTTACACACACCAAAAAAATGAGAAAACAAAGTAAACAACCAATCTCTTTAATTCAAAGAAAAATATGGGAAGAAATAAAAAGAATTATTAGAGCTCGTTATTTAAAACGTGGTTGTTCGGAAACGTGGACTTGTTATACTTGTGGAAGAAATTGTCGTGGTGTTAATTGTCATACCGGACATATGTTACCAAAAGCTAGTCTAGGAGCTTATTTAAAATATGATTTAAGACTTCTTAGAATTCAATGTTATAACTGTAATATAAATCTAGGAGGTAATGGTGCTATATTTATAGAAAAAATGCGTAAAATAGAGGGTGATGAATATGTAGACCAAATACTAAAAGATAGACAAAAGACAGTTAAGGCATATGATTTCTACGTTGAATTATTAGAAAAATATAAGAAAATTAATAAGTAATTATCAATTTAACCCATTGAATTAGGGATATGGTGGATATAATGAGGACTGGGAAGCACAACAATGCCAATGGTGTTGTGAAAAAAGATTATTATTAGAAAAGTTTGATACAGCTCGCAAGCTGGAAGAAGGAGAATAAATATATGTCAGGAGGTTCACACGATTATGCGTATTCAAAATTAAATGAAATTGCTGAAAGTTTCTATCCAACACCATCAGACCATTTAGAAGAAAGGAAAAAGGTTGCGAAAATACTTAAACTTGTAGCGGAAATTTGCCACGACATTGAATGGATAGACAGTGGCGATTATGGAAACGAAGACTGGAAAATAGTTGAAGAAAATCTCTTAAAAATTAACATAGAAGAATAAGGAGTTATGAACAACAAACACTATATAGCAAAAAACACACTAGGAGGTTCATTTTGCACAAAGTGTTTGAATTGGTCAAACATGCCCGATGGACTAAAAGATGATATTTGTGAAGCAACAAGGGCAGAAATAAAATCAAACAGAAAATTACTAAAAGCTAACAGAACCCCTTTATCAACCAATAACAAATAAGAGAATGACTGAAGAAACTAAAGAATGTGAAGGATGTCCAACGTGCGACCCATATAGTTATACAGCAGAAGTGGACTTAGCGTTCCTTGAAAATGTTAGAGGTGCTTTAACATCTTTAAGAGAAGAAGCCCCTAGATATTTTGCAATAGGTTGGTTAATTACTTGTGAAGAAAAAATTGCCCAAATAAGTAAAAAATGGGAAGACGATAAAAAAAGTAGAAGTCAATCAAAGCCAGTAGTTTAAGTTTGAGGTTCATTATCAATAGCAATAGGAAAGATAAAATATATGCAAAACACTTGTTGTGAAAAATGCAAAGGAAATGTGAACGGAATTATAATCTGCTTAAATTGTATGTGTTCTTGTCATGTGATGTTGTGTAGTGAACCCCAAGAAGTAGAAGACATGGACATGACTGTAAAAACACAATGTCAAGAATGTAAAACTACCTATACTGGTATAGGAGATAATGTTTGTCCCGCGTGCGAAGGAGAATTGCTTTTGATTGAAGAAATAACAAAAGACAACTGGGAAGCCTTCTACCCTGTTCCCCTAAAAGATGTGAAGACAGAAAAAGAAGGGTGTATGCACTTGACAATGGGTAAAAGAATGATAGAACATAATGGAATTTCACACCCAAGTGGAGAGACTACTTGTTTTGAATGTAATTTAACAATATCCCAAATTGTAGCCACCGCAGTTAAAAGAGCGAGAGAGGAGGAAAAGAAAGAAGATGTTAGATTTATTCTAAACATTTTAGCTGGAATTGATATAGCCGATAAAGAAACCAACAATAAAGGTGGTAGCACAAAAGCAATAAGAATGGCTTTACAAGCGAGATTTAGCGACATTTTATCACTACTTAAAGAGGAATAAGATATGAAGATACTATTCCTTGATATAGATGGAGTGTGTAACAAAAAAGATACATTCACAAAAGACCCAAAAGATTTTTTTCCAATAGACACATATATGGCTTTTCTAGTTGGAAAGATTAAACTTCACACAGGTTGTGAAGTTGTGTTATCATCATCTTGGAGACATTCTCCATATGGGGTTGATATAGTTCAAAGACGAATAGTTCCAATATTAGACACCACATCAGATTCAGAAGACGGTATTCGTGGGGAGGAGATACAGGAATGGTTAGACGAAAATCCGGAAGTAGAAAAATACGCAATTCTTGACGATGACGATGATATATTAGACGAACAAGAAGAAAACTTCTTCCAAACAGATTTTGAAACTGGATTAACTGATGAAACAGCTTTAAAAGTTATTAAACACTTAAATGAATAAAAAAATAATAGAATTTTTAAGAGAAAGTAATGCGATAGAAGGAGTTTATGATGAAGATTCACTTAAACAAGCTATTTATGCTTGGGAATATATAGAAGAACAAAAAGAACTCACACCTCACGATGTTTTAAGAACTCATGCAATTCTTATGAAAAATCAAAACCTTCTTCCAAGTGAGAAGGGATATTTTAGACGTTGTGCAGTTTATATCGGAGGTAGACAGGGATTACACCACGAAAAGATAGCTAAAGCTATTGATGAATGGGTAACTTGTATGCACCAAGAAAATCAAGCGTGTGAAACAGTGAGTGGTGCTTTGCATATTCAATATGAAAAAATACATCCATTTGTAGATGGTAATGGACGAACTGGAAGAATATTTATGAACTGGTGGAGAGTTAAAAATGGACTTCCAATATTAGTAATAAAAGAAGGTGAAAGACAGGAATATTATAAATGGTTTAAGTAGACCAATTATGTTTACTTGCTTTCCAGTCTCTTAGGTCTGGGTGCTGTTTGATAAGTCTAATAGCAAACTCCGCATTATCATCCATATCTCTTAAATTTAAACCAAGTTTCTTGGCTTCTTTTAAGTGTGTAGAATTAATTTGGAATATTCCTATATCCCTAGTTCCGTTTGTGTTTTTAGGTTCTTCTTTTTGATTATAAGAACTTTCAAAATACATAATCCGTGAGATTATTTCTTGTGATATTCCAGTCTCATTTGATACCCTTTCTGCGATTCTAAGCACTTTACCAGTCGGAGGTATATAAATGTTCCTTTTTTGCTTTAAATGCGTTTTAGGAGCATCTGGGAGCTTAATTTCGCCTTCTACAAGGGGTCTATATGTCCAACTCGAACATAAAATAACTCCTATTAAGAGAAATGTTAAAATTTTAAGTTTCATAAGGAAAGTCCGTTGGGGGACAATGCCTTACACTATAGCGGTATTGGTGAAGAAGATTCTTAGAATTAAGTTTCCTACCGCACCACCAAGAATATCAAAAGGAATCCATGTTGATGGAAGAACCTTTACGAATTCTGGTAAAGCCAAAATGGCTACTAGAAAAACTACCACATTAAACCAAACAGTTTTACTTGAAAATATACTTTTCATAATTTTATTCGTTTACTGTTAATACCTTTATTATAGCACAAAACTAAAATTGGGGTGTGGAAAACTATCCATTTGTGGATAAAACAGCTACATTTTGAGGTAAAGTAGTTGAAATATCTACGTGGATATGAGCTGGACAGATTTCTATACGATTAAAACCTATAGATAACAGAGCCTTAATCATGGTTAATCGTGAAACACTATCAGAACAAGCTATATCTACTGCTTCTCCGGTTAAGTGTGCAGAGTTTATGACTCCACCAACTGCGGTATTTTCTGCTACTGTTCTAAATCCAGAAGTAATAACGAATGGTATTCCAGCTATTCCTCTAGCCTTATCTAATAAATTAACAAGTGATACTTTTAGTTCTGCTACTGTGTGCCCCCCTCCAGTGCTTTCAGAAGACTTAAAATACTTCCAAGTTGTAGGTGCTACTATTTGATTTGCTGGGATAAGAACAATAACATCACCCCCTTGTGAAAGTAGTGTTGCAAAGTCTTCCCATGTT